TTTATAAGTATTGTAGTGTCTGTTGTAGGTGATGTTGGAAGTGGTTGTGATAACTTTCCTATCGCTAATAATTGTTGGGCTTCATTATAAAGTCCTACTGTTGTAACATATGGACTAAAATAAGATGCTGTAACAAATCCGTAAGTTGTTCCATCAGTTGAACCTGAGATTATAGATGGGTTTAAACTAAAATTGTATTCGTTTTCTCTAATTGTACACTTGTATTGGGTTTCGTAAATTGTAAGAGAAGAAGAAAACGAACATGTTACATTAGATGATGTAACAAAGTTTTCAACAACAACTGCATCTCCAACCCCATACAAAGAAGAACCATAAGTTGCAGTTCCATAAGTATCTTGTCCTGGGGTACTATCACTTGTAATTACAGCAATACCATGAGTATATATTATTTGTCCGCAAATTTGTTGTGATGAAGAAAATATTAGGTTACCTTCTCCATCATCATAAATTGAACCACTTTCAGCAATCCACCTAAATGAACCTGGTTGGATATAATTACCGAATAAGCGAGAAGGGATAGATATTACTCCAATTTCAGAGTTTGATGCTGTTGGAAAATATCTTTCAAAAGTTAAAGTTGTTTGAAGATAATTAAAATATCTACCGTCTGAGGGTGTTGTACCTACTAAAACATTTCCTGCTGTATCACTACCAGGGAATATACTTCCTGTATTTACAGAATCACCATAGCTTGAGGTTAAATAATTTGAATAGTATAGTTCTTCAATTGAATCATATACTAAACGTTGATATTGAGTAGATACTTGACCGGTTGTAGGGTCTGTTAGGGGATCAAAAATAGATCCTGTAATGTTTTTTCCTAAAAATCTATCAATAGCAACATACGAACCTGTCAAAGCAGCTGCCCCTTGATAGTTAAACGACTTGTTAACTTCAAAGGGGACAATTGTAATGTCAGATGCTAAAAATTGTTTGTATGCGCTCATTCATTTTAGAAATCTAACTTAACACGAACTAAAGCTTCTTTGGTAAAGTCTTTTAATAAGGGTCTTGATAATTTTGCTACGGCTAACAACTGGTTAGCATCATTGTACAACCCTACAGTAGTAATATATGTTTGTGGATTATTAATAAAATCACTATATAATACTTCACCGGTTGAACCTGAAATGAATGATGGATTTTCTGAGTAGTTGTATTCTGAACTTCTAGGTCTTACAAAGATGTAGTCTGAAGTAATTGATTCTTGGGCATTAATATAAAAATCTCGTGTTGAACCTAAATTAGCTAAAGATGAACTTAAAGCTACATACAACGATGTATTAGGACTAACGTTAGGAGCAGCTGATGCTGTTGCTGAACCGCTGTATTGGAAGTTAATACCACCACTAATAGCAGGAGCAGCTAATGCTCTAGGATTTAAAATGATTGTTCCAATATCTGGTAGTAACCAACCATAAGATCCTGAATTTGCACTGTAACCATCAGTATTTAAAGCTCCAGCAGATATAACACCTGATGAACCTGTAATTAATTGAAATACTCTACCAGCTTCAGTGAATTGAACTGATGTTACATAATTGCTATTATCAGTTAATGTAATTGCACCACCAGTTCCAGAACCAGATAAGGTTAATGAAAGTGATCCTAAGAATAATGAATCTTTGTATCTTGCTCTTTCAAAAGTTATAGCAAAAAATTCTGAAGATGTAATTCCACCAAAAGTGAAATTTGTATTTTCATCACCGATCACTAAATCCTGCCACTGACCATAAATTGTAGAGGTAGGAGATAAACCGTTTACTGCAGTATTATATACTAAACTACCACTACCATTACTATTACCATAAGCAATAGCAAACTGTACTGAACTTGTAGCTGCAGTATCATATATGTTTAAATAATAGTTACCATTAGAACTAGCAACTTGTGTTGATGAGGTAAATACTGCGGCTAAGGCAGGGGCATTAGTTGACCACAATGTAGATGAAATAGCATCTGTGCTTACTACAAAATCGTCTGCTTCAAATCTTTTAAATGACATAGTCTATGTTTTAAGATACTTTAGTTACTGTTACTGGGATGGTTAGGCGAGCACCTGAATCTCTACCTTCTACGGTTAATGTAGCTTGTAATTGAGTATTTGAACCGAACAGTGTGTTAATGGTAGTTGCTCTTAAGTTAATTGTAGTACCTACTACTGTTCTTGATACTGAAGTGCCTAATGTTTGAGTTGCATTAGATAAATTAAGGGCTTGAACAGCGGGAGTATCTATACCTACACCTTCAAATTGACTAAACAATCTAACGTCTGAGATAGTTGCTGTGTATCCGGCTGTTTCATAAGTATTTCCACCTAAGTAGTTTAATGTTTGAGGAGTAATTGCTAATGAAGCACCTTGTTTAATAACGATAGCACTATAACCCAAGTCAAGAATAGGCATTTTAGCTGTACCTCGAGGTAAAGTAACTAATTTATACTTCATTACCTGTGTTGATTGAGGAAACGCCTCTAACAAAGGCATATTTTGAATTGCTTCACCGTAGTAAGCTGAACCTGAAGGGTGGTTTGGATTATAAAGAGTATAATCGATTTCGTCATCAGCTAAAGCAAACTGAGTGATTCTGAATTGTCCATCATTTTGAGCTAGCAGTTGGCGACCTGTGTCAGTTAAAATAGCATCTACTGTTACTACTGAATTGTTTAAATATCCCATTTTAAATTAAATGTTTTTGTTATAAATATATATGAGTTTGACTTTATATTAAATTTTGGTTTTTTAGGTTTTGGATTATTGTATCCAAGTTAGATTCTAGTGTGGAAGAAAGATATTGAGGTTTTAATACTCCACCACTACTTCCACCAGCGGGTTTATCAACCTCTAGAATAATACTGGAAGGGTCTCCAACATATCTTCTTACAAAAAAATAATTTAAATCAGTTCCAGTAGGAATATTTCCATCAAGATCTAAAGTTACAATACTAGCAGAGCTGTAAACCCGAGTAATTGCAAATGCTAAATTTTCTGTTCCTTGGAATCTAATTTCATCATATGGTTGCAATTCAAAATCATTTACGATAGGATTAAATCCACTTCTTTCAATACTTGTTTGACGTTGACCGTAAAATTGGTTTAATCCACCAGCTGAAGGACTAGCTTGTAATATATTAGATGCCGATCCTGTTCTCCAGAAAGCAGTACAAATACCAGTACCTGGAAGTGGTGTTTGGGTTACTTTAAAGTAAGTATTTTCGTTTAATTCTACAATATCGTAATCGTAAGGATTATCATTTTGATAAGTTGTACAAGCTACACGATATAATGAAGATGTTGTAGCATTGTTTTCAACATATGTTACAGTTCCTGTTCTACTATTTTGATAATTAATTTGTCTTGTAGCTATAGTTGTCCAAGAAGAACCACCATTTGTAGATTTTTGAATAGCATATGTTGCTCTTGCTAAATAATAATTTGTAGATTCTAAATATGCTTGTAAAGTTAACACAACACCTGAACCAGACAAACTACTAATCGAGCCGGTGGGTTTATAATATTCATCTGAAGATCCTGGGAAGAAACTTGCTGATGCTCCTAATATAAAAGGTGAATCAAAATCAATTCTAATTGGAAGACCAATATTGTCTATTTGTTGTCCACCAACCCCAAATGTTGTCATTTGATAATCGTTAACAGATGCTGTAGGACCTTGTTGACCTTGAGTAAAATTTATAGAACTTGTAAAACCAAAAGCAATAATGTTACCATTATTATCATAGCTAGCAGTTTGAGTATAAATAATAGGTTCAATTCTATATCCACTTTTAAAAATAGGCCATGAACCATTTAATGCATTTAAATTTACCCCAAATGTGTCGTTATCATCTAATACTAAAGTAGCATTTTTATCTTCTTCAAATGTTTGTTGGATTGTACCTAAATTAATACCTGATGAATCGTTAATTGGTTTAGTTACATTTCCGTTTTGATCAATGATATAACGAATATTTACAATTGTTCTATCTTGGTTTTGGTTACCCCATTCTGGTGAGCTACCTCCGACATAGTTAAAGTATACAAAATTAGTTTCAGGATTACTTACATTGGCTGTTTTACCATAAGAAGTATCACCTTCAGTCCATTCATTTAATCTTGCTGAGGTTAATTCTTTGCCAATATATCTTGGTACTGCAATCCTTGCAGTTGTGTAATTTGAAGCAGGGACTGTTGAAGGTGTTGCACTACCAGAACCTCTAGAGGCACTAATAATGTTTTGACCATTTACCGCTGTAATAGCGTTAGTTGAAAAATCAACGTCAAAAAACTCAGCATTCGGTCTACTTTCAACAGCATTATTGATTAAAGGATTGTATTCTGATACAGAATAATTTTCTACATCATTTAGAAATGGATTTAATACTACATTGCTGCTACCTGAATTATAGAGAACAGTAAATGTAAAGTTATCATTATTAATAGTAGTACTACTGTTAAAGGGAAGACCTATTCTCCAAACATCCGCTGTTATAGGAGTAATAGATTCAATAGGAGTAATAATATTTTTAGTGATAGGAGGTGATACTAATCCGTCAAAAAAATTATATTTTACATTAAAATTAATAACATCACCAACTTGGAAATTTTCTAAAGCATTTAATATATCAATACTATTATTACTTGTTTCATTAATCCAAATTTCATTAACATAATCTTTTGTTGTAAGTACTCCTCCAGATGTTCCTTCAGTAAATGCCCAATATATGTTTCCGATTGCTGGGTATCCTGTACCGTTTATAACATCATTAGAACCTGTAATATTATAAGTTAATAATTGGGTTGAAGCATGTTTTACTGGGTTGAGTGGATTTAATTCACCATCTTCAACTACTAAATTTGAACCACTTAATTCACCGTTAAAGAATTCTTGAGCATTGCTTTGAGTAAATGCTACAGAACCACTTAAAGATGGTGTACTACCTAACCAACTTTGGGTTAGGTTTAACATGGGGTTTAAAGGAGTACCATATTGAGCAATATATGTTTGACCTGTGCTTGATGTTACTGGTCTAAAGTTATTGGTTGGAACCAAAGATGGCATTGTAATACCAGTAGAACCTGTTATCTCGTACATGTTGATTGAACCAGTATATTCAATGTTTTGATATACACCTGGTGTGTTCCATGTACTTCCGCTATAGAAAGAAGTTGTAGTTTCTGTATCGAGTTGTGGAACAGGATATTTGTTTCTTTCTAAGGTGGTTTGTTTAATTACAATCCCTGAAGCTAAATCTGTTCTTGCTGGTGTCCAGTCAGCGATCATTTTAAATAAAGAGTTATCAAAGTATTTGATAAGTCTTATATAATCCCAAATATTATAATTTGAAGTGTATTTGTCAAAATAATAATCGCGTAAAGCATCTAATTCAGGGTATGTTTCTGCTGAAGAAGATACTAATCTTGGATCACCAATATAGTCACCTAAGTTAAAGTACCCTAATTGACCAGCAATATCATTGTTAATTTCGTTTTGAGGTGAAAATGCTACCTCAACATAATCAATGTTTGGAGTATAAGATCCACTTGCTGGTACATTTTGTTGTACTGAAATAAATGGGGATAAAGCTGTATTTTGGGGTAGGTTTGATTCGTTACTTCCACTATAAGGTAAAACCTCGTTTTGTTGTCTTACTTTATTAGATACTCGGTTTTTAATACCTGCGGGGAATTGGTTTGGATAAACACTTTCCGTATTAGCTGTAAAAGTAGTAGAATCTTGAATAAATTTAAATGTGCTCGTACTATTACTAAACGATTGAGTAATTGTCCAAGAACCTGTCACTTTAGGATGTACTGAAATTGAAGATGTATATAATTCTCCTCCTAAAGTTGCTCTAAAAGCTAATACATCCGGAGCTGTATTGACACCATTTGCATCAATAGAGTATGGATACATTATATAGTCCTCAAACGAAGATGTATTTAATGTTTCTGTATAAAATCTATATTCTTGTAATGAACCTGAGAATGATCTTCCTAATGAGCCAGATCCTAAGTAAGCAATATTACCCGTAATCCATGGGGCATCATTTCCTGTAACTGTAGAAGATGAAAGATAAGCTACATAATTAGCATCACTTCCTAAATAATTTTTATTACCAGAATATAAGGTAAAATCTTGTGCTGATCTGTTAATTAAAACAGACCACCAACCTCCATCAAATATCGGTAAATAAACACTTGCGGATGTAGAAGGTGTAGTAACGTCTGGAATGAATTCTAATAATGCAAATTCATTGTATGGATTTGGAATTGAACCTGAGTATGAACCACTTGTATATCCCGAACCAGTGTATCTTAATCTTAAAAGAGCACCTTGATCAGTTGACCATAAACTTTGAGAGTAGTATCCTGTATTTGTTGGTAAACCATTTGTTTTAAATCTAAATTCTACAGCAGCCGGAACGTTATCCGCACTATTCCAATCTGAGTTTAGTGAGAAAGAAGATGTTACATAATTTGTTCCTTGGGTATTAAAAGTATAGTTAAATTGATCAAACCAAAGATCATAATCATCTTCTATAATTTTATTTTGTCCACCAAATTCATTTACTTGTAAAATAGTATCCGGAATACCGTAAAGAGTAACAAGAGCTTTTAACCCTTCTGTGGTACCTTTTTTCTTAAGTAAGTATGGTAAGTTAGCATATATGCGCTTATATATTTCAGCGTTTATGTCTTCGGTCGGTACCAATGAACCTGTAGCTGATGCGGTAATATACGTGTTTATATACTCATATCCCGTAGGTGTTGGTAATGAACCAGTCGTGTAAGGTAAGTTATATAAACTACCTGAAGGTGTAAAACCTAAAAGTGCTGAATATAAATCGTTTGTAGAGAAGTTGTTTTGATAGATTTTAATACCCATATCTCTTAAGATATCGGCTACTAAATCTTTTGATACACCATAGTTTACACGGTTATCGGCATTGTATTTGTTAGTAATATCTTGAGTATATAAAAATATAGTATCAAAATATTGACCAATCATTTCAATAAACAACTCATATTGAGCATTTGAAGAATCATCTAAAATATAATCAGGAATAGCATTTATGAGAGCATTGTTGTTTTCAACATCATATTCTTCTGCTACTAAAGATTGAGATACAAACCAGTTTGAACCTGAATTTGAAGTAGTTAGATAATTTACGTAAGGGGGAGTTGTATTTGATTTAGGCCAAGCGGTTGAACCTGATGAATAATATAGATAATACTCATAATCATCAAACCCAGTAATGATTTCATCAATTTTATTCTGCCAAATAATATTACTTGAAGAAACATAATAGTTTGTAGGAGCTGTATTTGCTATACTTGAACTAGCTTGATATGTTTCAATTAAAGATAATTTATAATAAAAATTTTCTAATCTAGTTTGTGCAGAAGAAAAATGAATAAAATTAGCGTAATCAGAATAATCAACATTTATCTCAACACCAGTTTGAGCTAACATGCTATTTAACTGGTATTGTAAGCTTCCTGAACCTTGAGACTGGTTAGTTGAATTTAATTGGGATAGGTTATTATAATCTGTTGAATTATTAATTTGATCCTTAATACTAATATTAATATTAGGTCCTTTTAATTGAATAATTTCATCAATTAAATCAAATACTTGAGTAATATTAATATTGTAAGCAACAGAATCAGCAACTTGAGTTACAACCCATACTTGAGTATTTAAATTAAAATCAACAGGAAGAGGTTCATATAATTTAATTAATACTGTAGGATTATCAATACTAGAGGTATCAAGTAAAGCGTTATTTGCAATTACAAGTTGATTATTACCAAAATCTAAGTAAAAATCATAATAACTTCCAGTTGTATTTAAAATTTCATTTGTTAATTCTAATGAAGAAGAAATAACTAAATCATTAGGAATAGAAGTTGTATCTAATCTTACTTCAGTTCTATCAGAACTTATCTGAGATATAAAATATGTTCTATTTGAATTTGATGCTAATTTAGGACTTACAAAATTGTATAATGTATTATATTGTCCCTCATTAAATCCTAAAATTTTTAAATCAGCTTCAGGATCTAAAACTAAATTGTTATCAATTAATTTATATCCTCTGTAACCGTCAACATCACTGTATATAATATTACCGTTTAACTCATATACAAAATATTCTATTTTATCTGTTACAGGGTTGAAAGATGTTTCAATTTGAACACTGGTAATAAGAGATGTATCACTTACAGAGTATTCTTGCAACTCGAAAGTGGTTGGATCTATTGGATTTATATTAACTATTTCGGCCATTATATAATGCTTCCAGTTGTTTGAGTACTAATTAATTGTTGTTGTAAATCAAGATTTTCTTGTCTCAACTGTGTAATTTCATCAACTAATGCTTGTATAGTATCATTATCAGCTTGATTTTGTCCTATATAAGCTTGAGACGTTTTTATAAGATACTCGTGGGAGTTAGTATCTCCAAATTTAGGTATCTGATAGAATATCTCTTGATAATTATTAAAAAATTCTGCTACTGAAATAGCAGGAATATTTGTAGGAGGTATTGGGGTTGGTTCAACTAATTGGGTAAAAGAAGTATCAATAACCCTTTCATATTGGGTTTTACTGTATACTGTTTTATTTAGATTAATCTGATCAGCCATTATCCGTTAACTACTTTAAAGTAATAGTTGTTATCATAAACGATTGTTGAACCATTGATAGTAGTTTGGATTAAAACCTTATAATATCTTTCTGGTTCTAGACCATTCATGTGTAAATCAAAATAACTACCAGAAGCATCCACACTTAATTGTGTGTACGTTGAATCAAAATCTACTACAAATTCATTTGTATCTAAATCTTGTAACGCCCAATAAGAGGCTGTTGGTAAATAATAATTGATAGTATAAACTGAGGATGTTGTCCAAACTTGAGGTGGGTAAGTTGGGCGAGCATCTACTCTAAATCTATTAATGCTTTCACTAAAGAAAACACCTGGATTGTCATTAAGAGCTACTGTAGCAGGTAAAATATTAAGTTGAGTTAAACTTCCTGTATTGAATGAAAAATCTCTCCATCTAAACTCTAATTGAGGAGGATAAATAGTATGAGTATCTCTTGAATAATATCTTAAAGTAGTTTCTGTATTAGGATTTGTGTTAAATTCATCACTACCAGTTTGTTTAATTACAAATCCATAATTTGGATAAGCACTACTACTCCAGTTTCTTGCAATAGTTGTTACATTAAAAGTTAAATCAGGATCATTATAGTATCCTACTGTTAATGATGTTGATCCACTTGCTGGGTAGTAAGTACTTCCGGTTTGAGCCCAAGCACCTGAACCTGAATATTGAGACCATAACCAGCTTACACCATTCGTTACAATAGGATCATCATATCTTTTACCAGTACCCATATTCCAAGAACTTTGTGAAATAGGGTGGATTTCAATTGTTGTATCTTTAGATAAACCAGTTACATTAGCTGCAAATAGTTTTAAAGAAACAGATGAGGTAGCTGAAGCTCCTACTAATCTCCAAGCGGTATTTAAATCTGAAGTAGCAAATTGGATTAATGCTCTGGATACTTGAGGAGTATAAGCATATCCTGGTGTAGAATTAAATGTACTAAACTCAATAATTTCATCTAATCCAGTGTTTTGAGATCCTGAATCTGAATATAGGGTAGCGTCTGCTGAAGGGAATATTTTGTATACTGCCATTGTCTTATAAATTTACTACTCTACCTTGAATATCTGTGTTTGGATATTTTACTTCAAATATTGAAGGATCAAGTGAAGGATAAATCACATTTGAAATTGTTGCTGCGTTTATATCATAGGAATATACTGAGTATCCTAAATTAGTTCCTGTTAAATTTGAAATTTCAATATTTTTAACAGTTTGAACACCTGTAATTTTATCTAAAAGGATATAAATATCTCTTAATATAATAGGTTGATTAATTTGCCATTTATCAATTGCAAAATAATCCTTTAATGCTGTAATACAATCAAATAATACTTGATTACTATTAAATTCTGGGAGGACAATAATATCAAAATTTACTCCAATGTTGATGATAAATGCATCTTTAATAGAAACAGCATCATTAATCATTCTATATTGAGATAGGTATGTAGTTAAATTTTGCTTTAAAGCAGTAGACGCTGTGTTTAATTGATTGTTTACGTTATATGACAATATATACAAGTCTAATACGGAATTAGATTCACCAGCAGATAAAGTAAGTGCTTTAGTTGGTTCAATATAAGCTTTTGATACAACCCCATATTTAGCAGGCATTGATAATGATCTTACTAAATAATCATCTTGAGTTACGTTACGTAATTGTGTTGCAAAGTTTGCTGAGGTGTTTTGTCTTAATTCCTCAATTGTATCTCCATCTCCTCCTCCATCAGCTGCTTCTGGGTTTGTGACTGCTAGAGAATCAAATACCGTTTGTGCTGTTGTTGCATTTAAACTTGAATTTAAAAAGGATATGTTTGCTGTTAAATTTGTTAAATCATTTGATTGAACATTTGCTTCAACTCCACCACCTGTTAAATATCTAACTGTTAAAGTAGTTTGTGAAGGTGCAATACCATAAGTTTTAGTAAATATAAAGTTTGAAGGAGCATAAGCTGTTGTCAACTTAGTCTTTTCAAACGGTAAACCTAAACCAACATTATTAGGATTAGGGATAATTGTTTCATCTGTATCAGCTGCTGTGCCAGCGCCAAATTGTAATTGTAGAGATCCTGAATTGATAAATCTTGTAATAAATCTTCTTTGGATCTGTTCTAATTGAAGAAGATAAGGTGTATCACCCTTATATTGTGAAAGATTAGGTGAATTTGGATTTGTATTTTTTATTGATTTATAAATACATTCTTGAGCTAAATAATCTACTTCATACCATTCATTACTATCAGTATCGAATATATCTAAAATACCAACAATTTTTGGAGCATTAATTTCAACGGTAGAAAATTGTTGTGGTGCACCAAACGTAAAGGTAGTTGTATTAATTGTTGAAGAAATAGCTTTACGTGTTTTCTTTAAAAGATAATATGTTGGGTTATTACTTCCATCTATACTAAAAATAGATACTTCCGTAGGATCTCCTGAAGATGAAACACTAAAATCTATTGGGTCTTCTACTAAGAATGTTACATTAGGATTAGTAGCTGATTGGATTTGTGCATTTTGATCAATAAATAAAGCATATGTAAAATCCGGAGAATATGGAGATGATGGTTGAGCAGGAACTTGTTGATAAAAATCTATATAAGTTGTTGCTACTTGAGTTACATTTGGTTTATAACCAAACATATAAGCTAACTCATACAAGTTATTTGTTTGGCGAGCGTATTGTAAATATGTTTCTTGAACTTGATTATCAAGATAAAAAGACATTACATCACCTACATAAGCAGCCATTTCCATAAACATCATACCAGGTGATGCTGGAGTAAAATCATTGTAGGTTGTAGGGAAATAAGTTTTAGCATAATCAATAAGACTAGCTCTTATTTCACTAAAATCCCTGTTAATATATTGGATATTTTTTCTTTTGGTTGCCATTATGTAAATACTATTTCTACGATGTCAGATAAACCTGTATCTTTTATGTTATATTTTAAAATTACGTTAACTTGATTATAATCTTCTGATGATGTTATATCTAATGAATATATAACAACTTGAGGGAAATATACACTTAACTGGTATTGGATATCTTGTTTAAGAGAATCTAAATTCCCTGTAGTAATTTGTTGGAAAATAAATGCTCGTAAATCTCCTCCAAAAATTGGGTTTAAATATCTTTCTCCTTTATTAGTTAAAAAGAAATTAATTAAATTAGATTTAGTAGCTTCTCTTGTAGTATAAGTAATTTTAAAAACACCAGGAGCATTGAAAGGAATAGCAACACCAACACCAGTGCCTGGTTTAGTATCTATAGGGAATATTTTCTTTGCTCCAAATGCCATTATTTATTCATTAAAGCCATTATTTGATCTAAACCTACTTGTCCTTCAGGTAACGATCCATTAACAGTATCTACAGGTCCACCTACTTGTAAATTACCAGCGTATGCTGAGGTGGCTGGATTTCCCATTTGCATTTCACCTAAAATTCCTGAGAACATGTCTCTGCGTTCTGAAGCTGTTAATTGTTTTGGTTGAGAAATATGTGGTTGAGCGTATGTATCTCTTATGGTTTCATTAACAACCGTTTTAGGAGCACGTACAGCTTCCAACAGGATATCTTTTAATTCCTCTTGAATAGCTTCTTTTACGGCTTCCTTAATAATTTTTTTAAAATCTGATGGTTTCATTGTTTATAAATATTAAAATTAGTAAGCTTTTAAATTATCTCTATCGATAATGAATTTAAGTTCATTTATTAAAGTTTGTGAATTTGTTGTAAATGACAATTCTGTTTGAATCAATATAATACCTGTTTGATTTTTTCCAACAGCACGTCTTCTAGTTACAGTAGGTGTGTATGGAACTTCTTCTATTTCTATAATAAAACCCTGGTATGTTGTTTGGTTTTGGGTTTGAGATGCTTGTAATTGGGCGGTGGCTATAGAATTAACAGTATCCGATATTGGTATAATATTAGGATTTAATTGGCATTTATTTATATAAGAATCTATAATATCTAATAAACTTTTAGCTGTTAAAATATAAGTTCCTACAATAGAAATAACTAACGCAGAACTACTTATTACACCTTGAATTTTAGATAATTTAGAATTTCCTAATTTATCAAAAGTAGTTTTTCTTATGAGAGTTTGAGCATCGTTTAAAGCAGCAGGAACAGCTCCGGGGGCTACAGGAAGTATTTTAGCGGCAGCAGATGCTATTACTGATGCTACATCTACAGATGTTAAAAGGGCTAAAGTTACAGTTAAAAAATTAGATACACCCGTTATTGAAGAACCTAATTGATCAACTCTAACACCTATATTATTTAATGATTGAGCAATATTATTTCTTTGAGTAATTAATTCATTTAATGTTACCTCATTTGGACAAATATCAATATCTTGGATGTATTGGTTTATTAAATTTTGTAATGAGGGTTGAATAATTTGAGGGATTTGAGATCCTAAACTAAACAATAATGAGGGTAATTTTGCTGTTCCTTTGGGTTTTTGATCTTCAGGTAAAGCACTTATAATTAACGTATTATCTACAGTTTTTTGGTTTGCTTGGGCAGATTGTTTTTCTGCTTTGGCTAATTCTTCTAATCTAATTTGATCTAATTCAATTGGAGTAGCCATTATACTGTATAATTATATTTTGATTTTAAATTATTTAAATTAGCTTGTAAAGCGTTTAGGGAACCTTGTAATTGAGTAGCAGCTATATTTAAAGGTGCTATTGGAGTTCCTGGAGGGGTAGAAACTAATATACTACAAACTTGTGCAAATGATGCTAAATTTGAAATTAACTGGTTTAGTAAGTTTACGGTTTGGTTTCCTAATAGTAAAGGTTCAGTTGCATTTTTTGAACCTATATACACATTTCCTGATTGGAAAACTATTGTTGGGGTATCAATATTAACACCATCTACAGCATTTAAGTTAATGGATTTTTTAGAGCTAAATAATAAATGATCAGCAGTTGTGTTAAATACTAATCTACCAGAATTTAAAATCACTTGTTTACCAGAATATTGCTCTGGAGTTTGTGGTGCATTGTTTTTATAACTAAAGTAGTTAGTACTTGAGGCCTTTAAAGGAACTTTTTGGGTCGAAGCTAGATAAATTGAAGAATCATCATTATTAATATCTTCAACTGTTGGTATCCATCCTTCTTCTGTTTGAGTTCCTTGACCATTTCTGATGATAGTAATAGGGTCACCAGAAGATCCTGTTGAAGACCAGTTATTAGAAGTATTAGGTACTGTAGAACCAATTCTTATACTATTACCCCATCTACCTTCATAAATTATATCACCTTCAAATGGTAAAATTGGATGAATATTTGAACGTTCTTTAAATGTTCTACCTAAATAGATTTCAGTAGATTGATCTGTTATTCTCCTAACATTACCGGTTTCAGTTTGGATGTAATCTTTTTGTTGAGATGGAGGTAAAAGATTAGGATCTGTTGGATAAGCGTTATGATGGGGGTGGTTCCAAAGAGAAACAATATTCTC